GATCAAATGGTTGAAGTGGTTCTTAACGAACCTGATGACTTTTTGAAAGTGCGTGAAACTTTGACCCGTATCGGAGTCGCATCACGAAAGGAAAAGAAAATCTATCAGTCTTGCCATATTCTTCACAAGCAAGGCAGATACTATCTGGTTCACTTTAAGGAACTGTTTGCCCTTGACGGTAAACATGCAAACCTGACTGCCAATGACGTACAGCGTCGTAACCGTATCGCCCAACTGCTTGCAGATTGGGGTCTTATTGGGATTGTAGATGTCACTAAGATTCAAGATATCGCTCCGCTTAATCAGATTAAGGTACTCGCTTATAAAGATAAGCAGGACTGGATTCTCGAAACTAAGTACAATATTGGGGCGAAGAAGAAAAAGGTGGAAGTAACCGAATAATTTTGTAGGGAGTTCAACACTCCCTTTTTTATGCTTTCTTGTATAATTAGTAGTGGATGCCGTAAGGGTCCACACAACACAAACTCGCTTTTAAAGGAGCTACCATAATGAACATCCAGCGTTATAACGCTGCGGATCTTAATACCTTGATGGATAAGATTACGCGCAACAGCATTGGTATGGAAGAATATTTTGATCGTCTATTCAAACTTCACGAAACTCAAACAAACTACCCTCCCTATAACCTTATTCAGGTAAATAATGTAGAATCACACTTAGAGATTGCATTAGCAGGTTTTAAGAAAGGAGAGGTCAATGTTTTCACGGAGTATGGAAAACTTTTTGTCGAAGGACAAAGGGAAGATACAGAGTCGGAGAAGACCTTTATCTACAAGGGAGTGGCTAGCAGAAGCTTTAAACGAGCGTGGACTCTATCCGACGACACAGAGGTACGAGACGTTACCTTCGAAGACGGACTCCTCAGAATCGTCCTCGGAAAAATAGTCCCAGAGCATCATGCCCGTAAGGATTATCTCTAAATAATAACGAATATCGTCGGCGCAGACGGGGAGGTAACTGGCACAATCCAGTTGACGCCTCCCTTTTTTGTTGGTATAATTATTAGAGAAAAACCACGAGAAAAATGACTATTAAAATGATTCTCCTAAAAACAGGAGAAACTTTGATCACCGACGCTAAAGAGGTAGTTCAAGAAGATCAGGTTCGTGGATATATGCTTTCTCAACCTCAAGTGATTGAGTCTCGTGAAAAAACTCTTCTGATTGAAAGTGAAACTTCTAATTCTAATTACGAACTGGATGTTATCCTTAAACCTTGGATGATTCTTTCTAAAGATAAGGAATTTGTTGTTACGACTGATATTGTAGCAACTATCTGTGAACCTCTTGATAGTATAAAAGATATGTATGAAAGTAAAGTTAATCCTATTCCTGTATCTAAAACGGAGGTTGTAAGTGGCTGAGAATGTAAAATGTCTTCTTGTAGACATTGATAACGTTTTGATTAGTGAAGTTGAAGAAATTGATTCTGCAATTGGAGATCCAGATTGTAAATTAATCAAACCATATCGATTTCAACAAGACGGAAGCATGGAACCTTGGGTAAAGGCTTCCAACCAAACTGAATACATGATTCGATCTAGTGATATACTAACTATTGCAGATCCTACTCCAGAAGTTGTTGCAAAGTATCTTGAACTAACGGCATAATGCGCTTTTATACAAATGTCCAAATGGTCGGGGATCACTTCTTGGTCCGTGGTTATGAGAATGGAAAACATTTCATGACCCGTGAGAAGTTTTACCCGACTCTTTTTGTTGCTTCAAAAAGTAAAACCAAATATAAAACTCTTGAAGGTGAATACGTTGAATCTGTAGAACCTGGAACTGTTCGTGAATGTCGTGATTTTATCAAACGTTATGACGGCGTAGATAACTTCAAGATCTACGGAAATGATAGGTATATCTATCAGTATATTTCTGAGAAGTACCCCGAGGAAGAAATTAAGTTTGATACAAACAAGATTAAAATCTCTACAATTGATATTGAGGTTAAATCTGAGAATGGATTCCCAGATGTAGAATCTGCCGCTGAGGAAGTTCTGCTCATTACCGTGCAGGACTATACCACTAAACAGATTCGCACCTGGGGTCAAGGATCTTTCAATAATAAGCAAGAGAATGTCATCTACAAGGGGTTTAGGACTGAGTATGAACTTCTAAATGATTTTATTAACTGGTGGATGATTGAGGAGAACACTCCTGAGGTTGTCACTGGTTGGAATAGTGAACTGTATGATATGCCGTATCTTGTACGACGTATTGATAGAATCCTTGGTGAAAAGTTGATGAAACGCCTTTCACCTTGGGGTTTGGTCACAGAGAAAGAAACCTTTATTGCAGGACGTAAACACATTTCTTATGATGTTGGGGGTATCACGCAACTTGATTACCTAAATCTTTATAAGAAGTTCACTTATAAAGCACAAGAATCCTATCGACTGGATTACATTGCGAGTGTAGAACTTGGGCAGAAGAAACTCGATCACTCTGAGTTTGATACGTTCAAAGATTTCTATACTAACGGGTGGCAGAAGTTTGTAGAATACAACATTATTGACGTGGAACTTGTTGACCGTATGGAAGACAAGATGAAACTAATTGAATTGGCAATCGTTATGGCATATGACGCCAAAGCGAACTATGCTGATGTTTTCTCCCAGGTTCGTATGTGGGATACGATTATCTACAACTACCTCAAAAAGAGGAATATTGTAATCCCTCCCATTGTTCGTTCTGACAAAGATTCCAAATATGCAGGAGCATACGTCAAGGAACCGATTCCTGGAAAGTATGATTGGGTTGTGTCTTTTGACCTTAATAGTCTGTACCCTCACCTGATTATGCAGTACAACATCTCCCCAGAGACGCTCTTGGAGGAGAGGCACTCCTCAGCTACCGTTGATAAGATACTTAATGAAGAGATAAACTTTGAGTTGTACAAAGACAATGCGGTATGTGCCAATGGTGCAATGTATCGTAAGGATGTTCGCGGATTCCTTCCAGAGTTAATGGAGAAGATCTATAAAGATCGAACCATCTTTAAGAAGAAGATGCTTGCTGCTAAACAGGAATATGAAAAGACACCTACAAAAACTCTTGAGAAAGAAATTGCACGGTGCAACAATATTCAGATGGCTCGCAAGATTCAACTTAACTCTGCTTATGGCGCTATCGGTAACCAGTATTTTAGATATTACAAACTTGCAAACGCAGAAGCGATTACACTCTCTGGTCAAGTCTCTATCCGCTGGATTGAAAACCGAATGAATCAGTATCTGAATAAGGTACTCAAAACTGAAGGAGAAGATTATGTTATTGCTTCTGACACTGATTCCATTTACCTTAATATGGGTCCTTTGGTCGAAAGTGTATACAAAGGAAGAGAGAAAACTACTGAAAGCGTTGTCACGTTCCTTAATAAGGTCTGTGAGATGGAACTTGAAAAGTATATTGACCGTTGCTACCAAGAATTGGCGGACTACGTTAACGCCTATGACCAAAAAATGCAAATGAAGCGTGAGAATATCGCTGAGCGTGGTATCTGGACTGCGAAGAAGCGATATATTCTCAACGTATGGGACAGTGAGGGTGTTCGTTATGAAGAACCCAAACTTAAAATGATGGGTATTGAGGCAGTCAAATCTTCTACACCTGCACCTTGTCGGAAGATGATTAAGGACGGTCTCAAACTAATGATGAATGGGACAGAAGATGACGTTATCAAATTCATTGATAAGTGCCGCTCAGATTTCAGAAAACTTCCACCAGAATCCATTGCATTTCCGCGAACTGCTTCTGATATTCGAAAGTATCAATCGTCATCTGACATTTATGCAAAGGGGACACCGATTCATTGTCGTGGTGCCTTACTCTTTAATCACTATGTTAAAGAGGCAAAATTGACAAATAAATATTCACTTATTAATAATGGGGAAAAAATTAAATTTCTCTATTTGAAAAAACCAAATATTATTAGGGAAAACGTAATCTCCTTCATTCAAGATTTTCCGACAGAACTTGGTCTTGACAAGTACATTGACTATGAACTACAATTTGAAAAGAGTTTTGTCGAACCACTCAAGGCAATCTTGGATGCTATTGGTTGGAGTGTAGAAAAAACTGTAAACTTGGAATTATTTTTTGGATAATGGACCTTCCTATCGACGATAAAGAACTTGCAACGATTGTAAGTGCAATGCACCTTGGCGGAGATACTGCACTGTATCAAAAACTTAAATTAGTAAAGGAATTGCGTGAGCAAGACCTACCTTATAAAAAAATTCTTCGTGAACAATACGGGATGGTAGCGTGATGATTAAAGTAAATTATTCCCTTAAAGAATTTCCAGACACAACACTCTTTAAGATCTTTAAAACTGAAGAGGCGGTGGAGATGTTTAAATCTCAACATCCAGATTATGTTTTTATTGGAGATGATTGATGGACTTTCTTAAAGATATTGTAAAAGAGATTGGTGATGACTACACCAAACTCGCAGCAGACATTGACGAGACCGAAACTTATGTGGACACAGGTTCGTACATTTTTAACGCACTGGTTTCAGGTAGTATATTTGGTGGTGTATCTGGGAATAAGATTACTGCTATTGCTGGAGAGTCTTCTACTGGAAAGACTTTCTTCTCTCTCGCTGTCGTTAAGAATTTTCTTGATACCAACCCTGATGGTTATTGCCTCTATTTCGATACTGAAGCTGCTGTTAATAAATCACTCTTAGAAAGTCGTGGGATTGATTTGAGTCGTTTGGTTGTTGTAAATGTTGTTACCATCGAAGAGTTTCGTGGTAAGGCACTCAAGGCAGTTGATATTTACTTAAAAAAACCTGTAGAAGAACGCAAACCTTGTATGTTTGTGTTAGACTCTTTGGGGATGCTTTCCACTGAGAAAGAGATTACTGACGCACTGAACGACAAACAAGTTCGTGATATGACTAAATCGCAACTTGTAAAAGGTGCCTTCCGTATGCTCACTCTCAAGTTGGGACAAGCAAACATTCCAATGATTGTTACCAACCACACTTATGACGTTATCGGTGCTTATGTTCCTACAAAGGAGATGGGTGGTGGTTCTGGTCTTAAGTATGCTGCTTCTACAATCATCTATCTTTCAAAGAAAAAAGAGAAAGATGGAACAGAAGTTGTTGGAAACATTATAAAGGCAAAGACTGCTAAGTCGCGTTTGAGTAAGGAGAACCAAGAAGTCAATGTCCGTCTATTTTATGATGAGCGTGGTCTTGATCGCTATTATGGTCTTCTGGAACTCGGGGAACTCGCTGGACTCTGGAAGAATACTGCGGGGCGTTATGAGATCAATGGTAAGAA